TGCTTTTGGGTTGCCAACATGGCCATAACCATACTCTAAAACTTGATTATAGTTCTTAAAAACATAACCATACTCGGTGTCAAATTGAGAACTTAACTTATTGAATCTGTTAAAATTCCACTCTTTCAAATATGGAATTGCAGTAGCGCCATTTCCAACTGGAATAATATCAACTCTTACAGTTTCCTGAGTATAGAAGCTTCCCTCATCATTTTTAATGAATTCTGTAATCTTACCATCTGTATCAACTACAGCGGTATAATTAGCAAATCTTCCTTTTCCATTTCTATCTGTAATTCTTACAGTCGGTGGGGATGAATAATATTCTCCAGGATTATCAATAACCAAAGATGTAATTTTATCTCCAGTAACAACAGCGCGAACAGATGCACCACGACCAGATGTTACCTCAACTACTGGAGTTCTTGGGAAGATGTCGTTTGTATCGACAATATACCTTTCTACTACAGAACCAGAAAGAACTGCCCTAGCTTTGTTTGGAACGCCATCAACCAACACAAATGGTGGTTTTGTATATCCAGTTCCTTGAGTATTAACTACAATTTCTTCTAAAGATCCATATCTGATGCTTTCATCATCTTTGTAACTATAGATTCTAGATCCATTGAGAAGAATACCAACATCCGATTTTGGTGTCTTATACTTCTCAGTCGTTCTAATCGCTTCTTTTCTAATAATGCGTAGAATTTTTTGATCCTTTAATGTCTGAGTTACATCAGAACCATCTAAAATTTTATGAGATGGGAATCCAGAAGTAGTAATATAGTAGTATTGCTCATCACTGAAGATGGCAGAAACATCTGTTGAAATATCTCCTAATGAAGATTGTAAAGAAGGTTTCGATGGAATGTTAACTGGAAGATTGTTATTAAGAATCCATCTAGTGTTATTGCTTCCAGTTCTTACAATCTTTGGATCAGAAGTTTCAAATCCAGGATTTGAAATTTGAATCTTATCTCCAGTATATGCATATGGACGAGAAGATGATGTAGTAAAATTATATACTACTCCAAATGTTAGAAGAGTTACATTAGAACCAGAGATGGTAACTGGTTTATAAACAGAACTTCCAACATTATGGGTATAGGTGACATCACCTCTTTTCTTAATTACAAATTGAGTTACATTTTTTTCTTCAAATTCAATTGTTTCTTGACCAATTAGAATTTTGCCAGTCTTTCCCCATCCAGTTGTAGAAAAAACATTAACTCTCTTACCAACACCATCGGTTGCTGATAAAGTTTTTTCTAGTCTAGTTTTAGTAGAAACAGCAAATTCTCCATTGACCGTTTCTGGTGCTAATACGATATTCCAGATTGATTCGCCATCGACAGTTCCATCTGGATATACATTGTCAACAACAGCTGATGCATATGCATACTCATCAGTTTCCTGCTGAACAATAATGTTTCCAATCAGGTCATTTGGGTCGCCAGATACAATTTTTGCTTTAAGAGCAAATACGTTGATCCAATCCGCATTGGAAGCTTTGTATGTGTAGTCTCTGGGGTTGTATGTTTCTGGGATATCTCTGCTATCCTTAGAAACAATTGAGTTAAAAATAAATCTGATAGAAGCAGACGTTCCTTTAGTCTTGTAGAACTGCCTGATATTTTTGATAAGAGTTCTTCTATCTACACCACTCTTTAGATATTTTTCTGGAAATGATGATAGATATTGAGATTCAAAGCTCTTGATCAGAGCATACAAAAATAAATTACTAACATTGTATACAGCAGACCCTGAGACGTGCGCTGCTGCCTCTGTAGTAACGAATGTGCTCTGTTCGTATAGATCTCCTAGGGTGGTGTTGCCACTAACGCCTCTAGAGCATTCTGAGAGGGTATTGCCAGATCTAGTGGCATAAAAGATAATCTCATTATTAATTCTTATATAACCGTTATTCTCTGGAAAAGAACTTCCGTCTTCCAGAGTAATAGTAGAGTCGGATGATGAAATAGTAGTCTGAAGAATGCTATTCTCGTTTAGAAGATTCTTCTCATAATAATTAATGTCTGCATATGTTAGCAGATTATTTGCTAAATCTAGTGGCTGACCAGAACTTTCCTGAGCTTCATAATATTTCTCTAAAAACTTAGAGAAAAGTGGATATTCATCTACAACAAAACTAGGAAGTTGTGACTCAATAAGAGCAGAGATCTTTTTGGTCTTGATAGCCATTTAATTACTCTTTGTATGCAATGAAGGTTGAATTTGCTACATCAACATCAAGATACACCTCACGAGATGCCTTGATATCATTAGAAAGCGGTTTTACTCTAACTGAGATACGATTATTAAAGAAAGATCCTTTGATAATCGTTAAATTATACATTCTCAATTCACCTTTGTCATAGTCAATGTCACCAACTTCCTTGTCGAGGACAACTTTTTCGCCAGTTATAGAGTCTAGTCTATATAGGACAATTTTGCCATCCCTGTCTTCGAGATATACATCAAAATTGGGATACTCAGTGACTCTAAACCCAGTTGTAGCAAGGACAGGATCGTCACAATCCTTATCAAATGCATTCTGGAAACAGATCTCATAATAGAACGTGGAATTCAACTGAGGATAGAAATCTTTCCTCATTGTGACAGTTGTCAAGTTTGAGTTGATTGCTTTAACCGAATCATCAATAACACCAATAGCTTTGCTATATCTGAACTTCCCGTTGAACTTCTCAGTCTCGGATCTATCGACATATGACTGGAATGTCTGAATTGCTCTCGCAGACACTTGTTGTGGAGTCAAATCAGTTGATGATCCGTCGTAGTAAATCTTACTACTTAACTCAACATATAGAATTGAAGGATCGATAATAACTGGTTCTACAGATCCAACAGAATATTTTTTTAGTTCAGCAATAATATTTTGTTTGGTCAGTGATGTCAAGTAAGCAGCATTCCTTGGTTTAATAGAAATAAAGACTTTACCATATTCAGGTGGATCTTGATCTTCTCCGCCAAATGTAATGATATCACCAATAGATGGATAAATGTTACGAACAATAGCAGCATAGTCAGATGCAATAACTGCTCTATTCTGCGTTCCAAACGTTCTTGGAGCTGCAAACTTTACTTCAGCAATAGATTCAATGTCTTCACCACCTGTAGCAGCAACAGTTGACAATATTGAAGACTCGAATGATGTTGGGGAAATACCAAGAGGATTTTCTAAAACACCAGAAAATACAAAGGTTCTAATGCCATTTGCTTCTGGACCATTAGTAACGATATACTTGACAACAATTTCTGCTTGATCTTCTAATTTCTTACCAATAATACCATCGCCAAAGATAAGTTCATATCTTTGATCTTCAATCTCATTCAAGAAAAATACTTTTGATGTTGCAGTAATATCAAGAATGTTGTCAGCTAACAAATATGGTTCACTAAAACTAGAACCGTTCGGATAAATCTCTACTTGAATAGTAGATGTGTCAATATTTTGGTTGTCTAAAACAAACCTTTGTGTTTTGTTTGAACTATTGACTCTAAAAGTATTGACGATTTGCGTCCCTTCTTTTACTAAAACATCTCTAAAAGTAGCAACATCATTAATCACCTGCGCTTTTGCGTCAACTGGTGTAACAAACTGATAGATTTTATTATTGAAAGATGCAACAAATCCAGTTCCTTCCTTGAGGATTAGTTCTGTATCGCTTGTTGGATTTGCATACTCAACTTGAAAATTTACATATGCAGTTGAAGAAGTTGTAGATCTTGGTCTATATCCAAGTTGTCTAGCAATAGCAATTACATTATCTCTAAGTGTGGCACTATCAATGAATAACTCATTGATCGCCATGTTTGTGTTGAATGCCGTATAATACGTGTTATAGGCAAGAACATCTAAGATGTTACTAAGAACGGATCCCTCAAAATCATAGTCAGTAAAATCTGACTGAGTTCTCATGTATTCTTTGAGAACCGTCTTAATATCATTAAAGTCTAGATTTGAAATCTGAGCGTAAGGCATTTATCGGGTTCTCTCTAATACAAAATTAACTTGCTGTGGAGTGTCATCTCTTCCGATAATTTCATAATGAAGCTCAACATTAAATCCATTATTGTTGAAGTCTGGTTCACAGACAATGCGGTCAACTTCAATCCTAGGTTCGAACCTAGCTAACGTTTCCGCAATCTCTGATCTAATAAGTGCAGCACTAGCAAAGTCCAGAGGTTCAAATAGCATTCTTGTAATTGAACTGCCCAATTCTGGGTTGAACAACCTTTCACCTTGCTCAGTAAGGAGCAACGTCATAATTGACTGCTTAATCGCAGACTTATCCTTGACCGTGAGTAACTCATCGGTCATAGGATGTTTTTTAAATGTGACGCTTAAATCTTTAAACGTCTTAAAAGTCTGCATTACAGGAAGACACGAAGCTATTTGTATTTATTCACTCGTGCCAACGCTCTACAAAATCGTCAAATCCGCCCGCTCCTCCACAAGGGCGTTCTAGGCGGTCTTCTGGTAGTGGATATAGTTCTTCCTTCATCTTGGATCTACGACGCTTTGCAGCGGCATCTAGAAGGCGATCACTGTCCGTTTCGGTTATCAGTGTCATACCTTCTTCAATAAACTCTTCACTTTTGTCTACTGGAAATAGTCCCATTGGTTTTCTCCGTTAGAAAGTTTGATTAGAACTTTTTACGGGGTTGCTATCCCTTTCGCTCGGCGTTTTCGGCGCTTAGGTCCAATGATTATTCGGTCTCTCCCACCAAAAGTGAAGATCCTCTACATTATCATCGTAATACAATGAAACCAGATCAC